TCGCCCTGCGCATCGCGGAACGACACGGCCATGTCGGCCCATGTCTGGAACGATGAAATGATGCCGGTCAGATGGAAGCCACGCTTCACACTGGCCGGCATCCGCCCACGGGCAGCCTGATATTCCTCTTCGGTCAGGATCCGCGGCGTCTTCACGCCGTCGATCTCGTCCGACAGCCACCCATCGGGCAGCTTCATGCCCGCCTTCTGCCAATGCTCGATGTGATCGAAGCCGCAGCAGGGCGGAATTAGATGGGCCTGTTCGTGCTTGCCGTCCGGCCACTGGATGTCGCCCCACTCGGGGACGAACCGGCTGCCGCACTCCGGGCACCTCAGATGGAAGCGGCGCCGATCGGACACGGCGTATGCCCGCCCGATCTTGCTCGTGCCCTTGATCGTCGGCGTCGAGATCTTCAGCCGCTTCGACAGACCCTGCCGGCGCCAGACCTTAAGGCGCTGGTCGACCATGACCTCGGGTGAGCCTTGCCCGTCGAGATCCTCGGGGAACTGATCGAGATCGTCCTCGACGGCGTAGCGCACGGTGCGCTGACGCAGCGATGCGGCCGAGTTCGCGCCGGCCAGCAGCACAAAGCCGTTGGACCGCGAGAACCTGATCTTGCTCTTCGTCGAGCCGTTGCCGTCCGGCGTGCCCTGCGCGCGGATGGTGCCGCCCCGGTCTGGATTGAGCCGCGGCGTGTTCTCGACCATCGGCCAGAACTTCTCCGCGGCCCAGTCGAGCGCGGCCTTCAGCGTCGCCTGGACGAACAGCATCGGCCCCGGCGCCAGATCGGAGATGAACCCGATCCAGTTTTCCGCCGATGCCGAGCCGCCGGACTGGGCGCACTTGATGATGGCCGCTTCCTCGCAAGGGTCCTGCGGGGACATCGAGTCCATGATCTCGACCAGTTCCGGCGCCGTCGAATGGCGCCAGGGGCCAGGGATGGGATCGTCGTCGGCAAAGCGGCGGAACTTGGTGGTCCATTCCGACAGCCACATGTCGGGCGGCGGGCGCAGGCCCGACGCGATCGACTTGTCGAGGCCCGCGACGTTCGACCTTAGAGCCGCTGCGGCAGCATCGCCGAAGCGGTCGTAATCGAACGCCATTACACCTCCGTCTGTTCGGCTGCCGCCACCTCGTTTTCGATTGCCGCGTCGTCAGGCGTATCGTCCTCGGCGGTGAGCACGCCCTGGTCGACCTGATCCGCCAGTTCGGCGAAGACGCGGTTTATCTCGGCGGTGCCGATCGCCATGATGGTGCGGGTGTCCCGCTCGACCGCGAGCCGTTCCGAGATCCCGCGGAACATCGAATGCATGCGCTCGCGACACACCCGGCCAAGCTCGGCACTACGCCGGAGCATTTCGACCGCAGGCACGAGCTCGCCGGCTTCGCGCGCGTTCTTGCGGCGCATGCTTGCCAGCGTTTCTTCGGCGAGGTCCGCACGTACATGCGCAGCGCTCCGCCGACCGTCGAGAAGATCACCCCCTTCCTCTACCGGCGCGGGCGCGGCGAGCGGGAGATTGGCGCTAGGCCTGCCCCGCATCGGATCGACCCGCGCATTGATGCGCGCTTCCGTCCGCTCGACGTCGACCTTGATCGCGCCGCTGGTCGGGCACTCGCCCATGACCAGCAGGTCTTTCTTGGCCCAGTTCGAGACGGCCGATTTGCCGACGCCGCGATGAACGGCGAATTCGCCCTTCGTCATCAGCGTCATAAAACATCCCGTTCATGGTCGTGAACGAGTTCAGTTCACGAAGTTCAAAATTCGAAAATGCCCTTGAACACCGCAACCGTGCGACACACTCCACCGCCCGACCCGTACACCCCCGGGAAGGACCCGTTGGGGGTGGGGGTGTTGCCGATCGTCGACCCCGAAACAGCGAAGGGCGGCGGGACCGAGGTCGCGCCGCCCTTCGAGGGGTTTCAACGGTGGGAGGTACTGCCCTGAACCCGAAGGCCCAACCCAGCGTGTCAATAAATAGGGCGTTTCGGTTCGATAGGACCACAAGAGAATGTTGCGGCCGTACACTTTCATCTCCTTGACACGTCCGGACTAGGATTTCTGCGGTTCACAGCGTTGCAGATGGCGGTGATCGTCCGCGAGTACCGCATCTGAATGCCCGATACGCCACGCTGAACACCAAGCTTCGGCATCAGCGACCGCCAAGGCACCTCACGTTTCCCACGCGCCAACTCGCGGATGGCAAGCCCGATCAGCTTACGATCGTCGGGTGCAACGGCATCGAGCCAGCCGAACGCCTCTTCCATCTCCGCGACTTCGGCGCGCGTTTGCGATGCAGGGCGGAGCGCCACGTCGCCGCTGGTGCCGTCACCGCCACGGGCATCATAATCGCCAGCCCAGACGTCGCGACTGATCTCTGGCCACGCGCAACGGAGCGTCTGCCATCCGCGTTCCCGATCCGCATAGCGCCAGCATGTCAGCATGGCCTCCACCAGCCGATCCTGCACGTCATCGAACGACATGCTTCCGGACATGGAACCATGGTCGGCAAAGCTTCCAGCCTTTGAACTATGGTAACTCATTGAAGAAGAACCCTCTTTTCTACTAAATGGAAGGATCGGAAGGATCGGAAGGATTATAAGGTATTTTGTGTTGCGCCCGCCTGCGCACCCGCACCCATGTCGCAACATCGCGAAAAAGCTTCCAACCCTTCCAAACCCGCAGAAATCCGCGCTTTCTGCCTTCCGAAAAGGCTCCGGCATGCTTCCGAACCGGAAGGATAGTGTTCCACCGTCATGGCGGAAGGTCGTCATCCCCGGCATATGCCGGAGCGGGACGTGGGGGCGGATCCTCGCTATCGTCATCGGCCATCGATCGCGCGTGGCCGTTGGCATCAACGAAATCGTCTACTGCCTTGATCAGACGTACGTCTAGCCATTGCATCCCGTCGGAGGCTTTCTTCTTGAAGCCCTTCTCGATCAGCGCGCTGGAGAAGCCCTTGTTCGACCATTCGCGCTCGCCAGACGTCTTGCACCACGCCACGAACACCTCGTGCAGCTTCGACGACTGGACGCGGCTGCCAGACTCCTCGACGACACACAGCCTCAGGAAGCGCGCCAGGGGATCGCTCTGATCACGGTAGGCGGCAGTCGCCTGCGTGACGCTTTTGGGTTCCGCAAGGCCGTTCGACATATAGTCGAGAAGGCCGCGGATCAGGTGATTCAGAACGCCGGCATTCTCCTGCGACTTGATCTTGTCGACGAGGTGGATGTCGATCACCGGCCAGGCCTCGACACCGGGCTCCGGCTTGAGGATGTTCCGGTTCCACGGGATGAGCTTCAGACGCCCCCAGATCCCGTCATCAGTGTCCGGTATGTCGAACTTGGTATTCCCGCTGATGATCAGCTTGAAGCGTGGCACCAGGTCGAAGAACCCGCGGTGCAGATTGCGCACGGGGATCGGCTCGCCGCCCGTCACCAGTTTGATCAGGCCGCTATCGAGCTTCTCGTTGCGGCCGGGTTCCGACGATCGCAGCATGCGGACACCGCCCAGCTTGGCGAGATCCGGTGATGCGGCATCACCACGCTTCTTTACGCCCTGATCGAGCAGCGAGGCGATCGGGATCGTGCCCGAGTAGTCACCGGCGACGTGCGACCAGCTTTCGATTGTCACACCCTTGCCGTTGCGGCCGCGCCCATACCAGAACCAAAGCTTCTGCTCGCCGGCATCGCCCGTCAGCGAATATCCGCCGACGCGATGCAAATAGTCGCGCATGCCGGCGTCCGGTTGCGCCCAGGCGAACATGCCGTCGTATAGCGGCGACGTTGCGTCGGGATCATATTCGACCGGCGACAGCTTTGTCAGCATGTCCTCGCGCCGATGCGGCACCAGTTCGACGAACGCCGAGCGCTTCCCGTCGGGCAAAGTTTCGCATCGGAACCAAAGCGTGCCGTTCAGAACGTTGAACGCATAGGAGTCATGGTCGAATTCCGAGATCGCCACGGTCAGCCAGCGCCGCGCGAGCCTTGAGATCGAGTTCGGCTTATCGGCGACCTCGGACTTACGACCGAATTGGCGAATGATGCTCGATAGTGTTTCGGTCGACTTACCCTTGGGGATCAGTCGATCCATGCCGAACGGATGCGGCTGCGTGAGATCGAGCTCGTCGTCGCCGTTGGTGACGCATATCCCGGTATCCTCGACGAACCGGCCCTCGTCCTGAATCAGACGGACCGTCTCGAACACGGCCGATACTATCTCGGCCGGCGGTGTCTTTTCATCCTGATCGAGCACCTTCCAGCGCCGCTTATCCCAGCCCAGCCAGCCTTGCGTCGTCGTGAAACGGAAGTCGCAGCCAAACCGATCGCGGAATCGCTCCGCAATGCCGAAATCGGTCAGCGGATACCCTGCGCAATTCATGGTCAGTACCAGCGGCGTCACGTCGAAGCCACGGTTGAACCCGTCGTCCAATGCCCGGTCAACGTCGTCATGCGATACGTCGGTGACGTCTTCGTACAGATCCCACAACGCCTCTTTCGCGCGGGCCTCGTCGATCAGACCGGCTGCGACGCGCCGGCCGATGGTGAAAGCCAGCCGCACGATCGCGTCACGGTTCGGCTCACACCTTGCGACCCGACGCTCCAACCAGCGCGCTGTCACGTCCTTGAGCCGCGCCTGCTCCCCCGGCCGCAGGGATTGAAGGCCTTCCATCCTTCCATCCCGGAAGGGTTTTCGATTTTCGCTCCGCGGCGTCGGGCGGGCAGGCGCAGGCGCCGGGCGCGGCGCGGAAGCATGGGAGGGTCGCGGAGGTCTTGCACGATCGCGACGGGCACGAGATGCGGCCGCGATCTCTGCGAGATCGCGCGGCTGTTCGAGTCCGGCTGTCCATCCGCTGTTGACCGTGGCGATCAGCTGCCTGTCGTCATCGCTGCCGGGATTAGATCGAGCTGCGGCTTCCACACTGCTGCGTGCGACCGCTTCTGACAGCGCGCCGGCCGCGACCAGCGTCGCGATCTTGAAGGCGCTCGCGTTCAGCTGCTCGTTACGCCGGCCGGATGGCGCGCGGCCGATGTCACGGCATTCGCCGTCCAACGCCGACAACGCATATTTGCGTACGTCGTCGTCGACGTCACCGACGATCGCGGGCGCAGCGCTGGCCTTACGGGCCGCTGCCGGCATGCGTGCCGCAGGCTCCGCTTTCTTGCGCTCGCGGAGGATCCGCACCAGTTCGGCCGGTGCCGGCGCGATTGCCGTGGGATCCGTCCAATCGCCCGATAGCCAGGTGTAGGCGCCCGGCCCTTTCTTGCCGCCTTCGTCGAGATCGCCCAGCCGGACGGATGGCGGCGCGATGACATAACCGCCCTGACCGCGGACATCGACGTGTTCGGGCAGGTTGCCCCGATTCCCGATCGGCTCGCCATCAGGCATCAGGAACCACTTGTGCTCGCCTCCTGACGGCGTGAGCGAGGTAAGCGTATCCGGCAGCGGCGCGCCCATCTGGACGAACAGCGCTGCCTTCAGCAAGTCGACCGTCCAGACCTTTTCATCGACGAGCTCGCCGACCTCGCCCGTCTGCTCG